TTCGATCCAAGCAACGACGTTTATGAATGGCGCTTCGGTCATTCAAGATAACACCAAGGGGAAGGAGAAGACTATTGTTTCTCACGCAGGCGGACAAACAACAATTGCAACTTCTCTGGGTGACCAGCACACGAATATTCCTGGCAACGAAACCTCTATTATTGGACGGGATAAGTGCCAAACAATTAAGGGCAATCACGCACTGACTGTTGAAGGTGATTTCACCTTGAAGGTTATGGGTGATTTCAACCTGGAGATTTTGGGTACACAAAACCTCCATATTTCTCAGGGTGTTGAAACTAATCCTAATACTGGTGAACCTACAGGTGAGGCAAAACAGAAGAAAGCAGCACAGACATTCTCATCAGATTATGATCAGAACTATGAGGGTGACTGGAAGATTCAGGCTGCAAATATTCAATTGAGTGCACTCAGCAATCTCGATCTGAATGCCACAGCAGCAACAATCAAAGCATCTTCTTTGATGAACTCTATCTCTGGTGAGATCATCAATGAATGTGCTTGGAAATCCGAGTTTATCAATAACGTTCATTTCGGACTTATTGGTATGTTGAATGTGAATCCCCTTTCGATGACTGGTCGTTTGACAATGATCAAGGGTCCAGACATCACTATTTGCGGAACTGGTATTGGAACCAGTCCTCTCCCTGCAGCACACATCCGTATTACTGAGTGTAAGACTATTCCTGGGGGTATCGTTGATATTGTTAACGGAACTTCTGGCGGTCACGTTACGATGGTCAACACTGCTGCTGGTGGAATCGGTGAGTTCTGTAATGGTGGTCAGGGTGCTATTGTCAACCAAGTCACTACTGGTCTCGCTTCTTACAGCGTCGGAACTGGTATTATGACAGTTGGTTGCAGTGTCGGACCTACTCAGGTCTATGGCTTGCCACTTCTCCTGAACTGAGGTACAATAGGGTCATACCAAAGACCCCTATGGAAGACCTCTTCGTTGACTATGTTTGGATCGATTTTCCGAAACGTACCGTGTCCGTACAAGATAGTGACGGGAATCTGGACAAAATTAAGTTCAAGTGGGATACTGAAGGAGCGATCGGATTTACCGAATTCGTCCAAAAACTCCAATCAATGACTACACCTGACATTAGACATTATCAATTATGATTAGGGTTACTGTACAAGAAGCAGAAGAAAACTTTGATTTTCTCTTGAATCTCGTCGAACGTGGGAATACAATTCTCATCGAGGCAGAGAAAGGCAATGTTGTTATGGCACCAGTTGCTCAAACAACTAATGTGATGCAAGATGAAATTGAAAGGGCAATGGTTGAACGAGAGAAAGCAGCACAATATGCTGGTCCTACTCCTGTTCCTGGAGTAAATCTCCCCAGTCCTGCCGAACTTGCAGCATTTGTTGCTGAAGAAACCGCAGAAGCACACCGAAATCTATGACGGACCTCATCAACGACTATTGGACTAAAATCCCCCCTATTGAGGGGAAACCTGACATTCAAGTATCTGACGATTATTGGAAAATTATGTACGAAGTCCAACGCAAAGATCGTATGCAAGATTGCATCGATGATTACCTCCAAGATGATAAAGTCGATGCACGACGAGCATATGAGGAGATTCTATCTTGTGTAGATGATGTGATCAATTATCACAAAAAGCAAATGGACAAAGCAGTTGCTCTAAAATCGTTGATGATGGGACATCGATCTTTCGACATTGATATTAAAGATCCCGAATCTTAATACATAATATTGTCGATGGAAAGGTTTATTGATTTGGTTGTGCATCACTGGCACAACTTGCACCAAGCACAGTGTTATCCCTCTCATTTTGCATATGTCCACTATTTGTGGTATTATGAACCATCTGACGGATCACTGAGGACAAAACAATGGTATGACTATGAAGGTAGGGACAAACCTTACCGACAAAGATCTCATTCTATCAGCGATATGGATGACGGTACTATCCTTCTCAAAACTTATGATCAAGGATTAGAACTGGCAAACACGTTGTTTTTTCCAACTGCCGAAGGTTATATCGGCAAAACTGAACCGAATTACATTGATCCCAAAGGAAGAAAAGTTGAAACTACTGTTACTGTAACAAAAGATTCTTTTGAGACCAGCGACAAAGGGTGGGATGAAAACGGTAAATTGCTTTGGGGTTCAGAAAGAGGACCGTTTAAGTTTACGAGATGTACAAGGTAACTTCTGATTATCGTATAATTCCAAATGTGGGTGTGGTAAAAATGTGGTACTTCAATGGAGTGCCATTTACGTTTGACGAGATCGACGATCCATCCTTAGAACTCATAGAAGAGTGTGAAGGAAAACCCACATATACGATCGAAGAACTTTACGAGGCATCAAATTATCTGATTATGGAACTCGCCCATCCACTCTTATTTGAGATGGAAGACCAAATAGAATGTGAAGAAGAACTTCCATTCTAATTTTATTCCTCTATAGCTCAGTCGGTAGAGCGTCTGACTGTTAATCAGAATGTCCCTGGTTCGAGCCCAGGTGGAGGAGTTGGAGAGTTGTCCGAGTGGTTTAAGGAGCAGCACTGGAAATGCTGTATGGGGGCAACCTCATCTAGGGTTCAAATCCCTAACTCTCCGTTTAATGATCTTTAGTATGAAAGAATCTCAGGACTATAGTGCCTATCGTTTCGGTGGGTTCAAAGTGACTTCTGTCACGATTCTCAGACTTATTAGTGAGTTGGAAGGTTCTTTTCAACTAACTAAGTATATGGGATTTGAGGATGATATGAACACACTTGATGAAATGAAGAAAAGGTACTATAAGTTGTATTACAAACTTGCTAAAGAAGAGAAGTCGTGCTAAATTATGGAAAACGTCTTAAATTATGACACACCATAAACCATACAGTCAGGAATGGCATCGTTATCGTTATCTTAAGGAAGCGATCGATAAATACCTAGATGATGGCATTGATCCGACGTTTATTATGGATGATCTTCGTGACATCCTTCACATTCGTTCTGAAACTGCATTCTCCGAGTTTCAGAGGATCAATCAATTAGAACACTATCTATCGGAAGAATAGTATGCTTTCCACCGCCTATCGCCTTCGCCTTGAAGAGATCTGTCGTAAAATTGTTCTTGGTGAAGAGGTTGCTTTAAGTGACATTATTTGGGCAGAAAAACTTGCCAAGTCTCATACTACTGCTCGTGACTGGTTGAATAAGGCAAGACGTAAAGCAGCAAATCCAGATATGGTCGAGGGCAGTATGGACGATTTTATGAATAAGATGGGACTTGGTGATCCAGATCCTTCTAACTATAGGTCAGGATTTAAGTCTGCCGATGAAATCGTTGATTGGTTCAAACAAGACAAACCAGATGATTGGAGACAGCGTGACTGAATATAGTGTAATAGACAGAGAAGGTAGAATTACCAACTATGTCTGGTGTGATGTTACTAAACAAATGGTAAAGCAAATGAATCAAACAAAGTATGCAGATGTGATCTTGTACACAAAAGATGGGTGTCAAGAATGTGAGAGAGCAGAAATGCTGTTAAACAGCGAGAATATGGTTTACAAAAAATATGTTCGAGATGTTGACTTTACTGAGAAACAGTTTAGGGGAGAATTTGGTTCAGAGGCACAATATCCGCAAATCGCGATAGGATACAAACATATCGGGGGATTGAAGGAAACATTGCAGCACCTCTATATGAGAGATGTATAAATAAGAATGTATAAATTAGCGCCTGAGTTAAGTGGGAACAAAAAGAATTTCACAATTGGACACTCTGGCGGATGCCGTCCTAACGGGAGAAGCAATTCTCCCTGTTGTTATTTCTGACCCTCTGATCCCTAATAGGAAAGCAAAGGTCAACCAACTATTCAAAGGTGTTAGTGCTGGATCCCAGGCAGAACCTGGACTTTGCTTTGACTTGGACCGTGATACTGGTCTCTACCAAAACTCATATAATGAAATTGGTCTGGCATTTGGTACATCTTCGATGTACTATAGAAAACAAGATAACGCAGACGGTTCCGCTACAATTCGTTTGATTGCTGGTGACACCACATCAAACAATGTTAACATTGATATGCGCCCGCAAGGTTCGGGTAGATTCCTTGTTAACGGACCTGCAGAGTTTCAAGACGTTAACCTGCTAATCGCTGACGATCAAAACCCTGATAAGAAAGCGAAGTTTGAAGTTTCTGGTGTTTCCACTGGTGCTGGTATTCGTACCTTTGCACTACCTAGCACTGGTACCTTCACATCCACTACTCTGCTGGGTAATGACACTGCTCAGACAATCAGTAACAAGACCATCATTATTAAAGATGGTGACTTGAGAATTACTGGTTCATCTGACACTGCAAAGATTGCGTTGTTTGAGTGTGATGCTTGGGAATCTCCTGGCACACACATTTACAGACTTCCTGACTATGGAACAGGTGTTGCTCAATCTACTCTGATCGATAATCTCACAGAGCAGAACATCAGCAACAAGAACCTAATCAACCCCTCAATTTCAGACATTGAATCGGGTGATCCCAATAACCCAACTCCAAAAGTTACATTCCTTTCTGGTGATGTGACTGCAAACCGTGTTGTTACATTCCCTGACCAATCTCTTGAGATTGCTGGTACTGAATCAACACAAACATTCAAGAACAAGGATTATGCTGATCCTCGTTTTGCTGATGGTACTGACATTAGTAAGAGGATTCAGTTTGATTTGTCCGATATTTCGGGCGCTACGATTCTGAGATATTCGTTCCCATATCAGAATCTAAATACAGTTATTAGTGAGAACAATGTTCTCGTTGCTGAGAAGTCTCAGCAAGTCCTTTATAATAAGTCTATCGTTGCCCTCACACTTATTGATGAGGTTAACGATCAGAACCAGGTCAACCTTGATCTCTCTAATATTCAGGGAATTAAAACTATTCAATTCCCGAATGCAGACGCAACTCTGCTTTCAACCGAAAACGTCGGAACACTGGGTGTTAGCTTTGGTGGACCGATTTCTGCCCCCGATTTGGGTGGTAGACTCAGACTCCAACAACACTTCGTCGCAGGATGGTAATTAACAAATGACAGCAGGAAGACTCGCTGCTGCCGCACCAGCAGCAACTACAAATACAGTTCTTTATTCGACCGACTCCTTGGTGACTGCATCGACAGTCCTGAATGTTGCAGAGCGTGGTGGTGCCGCTGCGACATATCGAGTAGGTCATAAAGATTATACTCAGAAACTTACACTGGATGCAAACACCTATCAGTTTGCTAGAAACAACCCAGTTACCAACTACAAGATGGAAATCTTGCCTGGTATCTCTAGATCGGATGCAACTCCTGGTTTGATTCTGACTTCTGAGGACTTGGCAAAGTCAGCAGCACTTGCTGACGTATTCGTTGATACTGCAACGATTACGAACTATGTCAAGATTATGACGACAACGACAGTCGGTGTAGACACTACAGGTCTTGTCGGCACATTCCAAGGTGGTGAAACCGTTACTGGTGGTACATCTGGATTCACTGCAACATACCGTGGACTTGGTACTCAGTTGAATGCTGAAGTCGCTGATATCACTAACGTTGCAACTGCAGTCAACGTTAGCGATGGTACTCAGTCTGTAGCAAACTCTTATTTCGTTCTCTCTGATGGTGCTGCCGCTCCTTATGCAGCAGAGATTCTTGGAGTTACATCTGCAACTTTCTGGAGTGGTACCACTGGCGGTGCTGACCTGGTTGTTACTCGTGCTCAAGTCGGTACCACTGCAGGTGCCCACCGTTCTGGTCAACTTGCCACTTTCTATAGTGCCGCTACAACCACTACAACTGTTAACGAAGGTGCAACTTTTGCCATCGGTGACACTACTCTGACTGTGACCGATGGTACAACTGCCATTTCTGGTCAGTATGTTCAGATTGGTAACGAAGTTATGCTTGTTACTGACGTTGCTGGTAATGACTGGACAGTGACACGTGCTCAGTTTGGTACAACTGAAGCAGCACACGCTGATGGTTCTACTGCTACTCCTTGGGTTCAGGGCGGACAAGCACTGATCAATTGGTTTGATGGTGCTGAGACTATCACTGGTGCTACATCGAACGCTACAGTTGACACTCAGTTCACGGCAACTTCTTCTGCAACTTACGTTGAAGGTTTTGTTTGGGGTACAGTTCAGGGACAAGAAGAAGTTCCTAACTCATTCAGTATGGACGTTGATCGCACCTATATGTTCGATCAGTCAGATGCATCCAACACAGGTTTCCCCCTAAGATTCTCTGACGTTCTGGATGGTACTGGTGCAACACCTACTGCTGGTACTGAATACACCACTGGTGTTACTAAGGCGGGTACTGCTGGTACTGACGGTACGATTGAAATCACACCCGATGGACAAACTCCAGATCCTTTGTATTATTACGCTGAAGGAACTGCTGGATATTCTAACTCGATTGATATCGTGTCGGATCCAGTCTTCACTGAAGTGTATCTTTATGATGTTGAGGGAACTTGGGTTACTGGCGATACCTTCACAATCGGTACTGCATCTCTGACAGTTGGTACTGTTACTGGTGGTAAGTACGGTTTCGTGAGTGCTTGGGATAGCACAGCAGGTGTCCTGAAAGTTACTCTTGGTCCTGGTTCTGCAGCATTTGCAGCAACAGATGTTTTCGTGGATACTCCTCCCGAAACTGGTGCTGAGCGTGCTAATGCAACAGTCAACAGTGTGACTGCTGCTACAGATTTGGACGCAGAAGATTACATCTTCTATGATGTAGCAATCGGTGCTAATGAAACAAATGCTCACACAGGCATTGTTGTTGGTCCTAACTCTCACGTCATTGTGTATGCTTCTAGTGCAGATCTCTCGTTCCAAGTGAATGGGTTTGAGAATGAAGTTAGCGACTTCCTGGCAGTTCAGTACAATCAAACTACTGGTACTACAGGTGGTACAGCTGGCGGTGCTCAGCCTGCTCCCTGATCTGGTTGACAACTAAATACTCATATAGAAGGATTCCAAGTAAATGGCACTTACTCGTCTTAAGAATATCATCACGTCTAGGACGGGACGTATTATCTACGTCAACCCAGACGACTTCGATGCATCGGACGCATATGATAACCGAGGTAACTCGGCATTGCGTCCGTTCAAGACGCTGCAACGTGCCTTCCTTGAAGTGGCACGTTTCTCGTATCGTGTTGGTCTGAGTAATGACGAATTTGACGCATTCTCGATTTACTTGTATCCTTCTGAGTATGTCCTAGATAATCGCCCTGGAACTTCTAATTATAATGAGATTACTCCGTTCGATGAGAATACGAACTTTGATCTGACATCTCCTAACAATATTCTCTACAAGTTTAACTCTGTGAACGGTGGTATTATCGTTCCCAGAGGTTGTTCTGTTGTGGGTTCTGACCTTCGTCGTACGAAGATCATTCCCAAGTATGTGCCATATCCGACAATTAACGCATCTCTTGGTATTACTTCTGCTAACGAACCTGCCAGCAGTGCTATCTTTAGACTGACTGGTGGTTGCTATTTCTGGCAGGCATCCTTCTTCGATGGTGATAACAACGGTGTGTATTATCGTGGTGATGTTTCTGAGACAATTGCACCTAACTTCTCTCACCACAAACTGACCTGTTTTGAGTATGCTAACGGTACAGATTTGGATCTGTACTACCAGAAAATCTCGAAAGCATACGCTACAATTCCTGATACCTCAGGCACGATTGCACAAGACCAGTTGCAAGCCCGAGTCGAAGAAAACAGAATTGTGGGTCCGATTTCGGACGAATTCCGTGTTTCTCAGATTATTAGAAACGGTCAAACTGCAACTGCATTTACTGTTGACATTCAGGACAACCCTGTTAACCACGGTTTCTCCGTGGGTGTGGCAGTTAACATCAGTGGTGTTACTGGACCAACAGAAACTGACTCCAACTTGTATAATGGTTCGTTCCTTGTCACATCTGCACAAGGTAACCAGTTTACCTATCAGATGTCAGCAGAACCGTCAGGTAATGCAATCGGTTCTAACGTTCTCGTGAAGGTTGAGATCGATACGGTTGACTCTGCATCTCCGTATGTGTTCAATATGTCACTGAGATCGGTGTGGGGCATCAATGGTATGCACGCCGATGGTAGTGAAGCAACTGGTTTCAAATCGATGGTGGTTGCTCAGTTCACTGGTATTTCGCTTCAGAAGGACGATAGAGCGTTTGTCCTTTATAACCCCTCTACGGGTAACTACGAGGCACAAGCAGCGGGTTCTGGTGCACATATCAACGGTCTATGCAAGTACCGTAAGGGTTGGCGTCACGCACACATTAAAGCATCGAATGATGCGTTCATTCAGGTTGTGTCCGTGTTCGCTGTGGGATTCGGTGACCACTTCTTCTCCGACAGCGGTGGTGACCTTTCGATTACCAACTCTAACTCGAACTTTGGTAACACATCTCTGAGATCTAAAGGTTTCAAGGCAGCAGGATTTACCAAGGATAAAGCAGGTCAAATTACACATATCATTCCCCCTAAGGATATTTCGGATGTTGCCGAAGTGTCTATCAACTGGGTGACATTTGATATTACCAAAATTCGTACCGCTGCTGACCCAACGAAACTGTATCTGTATGGATACACCAATGAGAACGCAAAACCCCCGAGCAAGATTCAGGGTTATACCATTGGTGCACGTAGAGATTCCCCCACACTGCCCGATAAGATCAACGTTCTGTTGATTGCAGCAGGTGCACAAAACCCGACAACTCACACCGCTAAGATTGATCCTTCTGGTCCTGATGTGACTGGTACATCTCCTGGTGATGACGAGTCTCCGATCAAGTGGGATCCTAACCAGCAGAACTGGTACATCCAAGTTGACTCTGCAAACAACGATATTTACACCACACTGATTGCAAACAGTCAGTATAACAACCTTGGATTCACACCTACATCCTTTATCCGTCGTGTGCCTGATGCTCGTGACCTGAAGGATAGAATCTATCGTTTCCGTTATGTTCTGGACAAAGATGCATTCCCGATTCCTCGTGAACCCATCACTGGTTTTGTGGTTCAACCTAGATCTTCGGAAACAAACTCTCCTGCATATGATAAAACATACTACATCTATGAAGTTGAGACATTCCAAGAGTTTGAGCGTGGTGTTGCAGATGGTATCTATTACCTGACATTCCTGAACGCATCTGTTGCTCCCGCAACATCTAACTTTGACGACTTTGCATTCTCTCAGCAGACTGTTGATCTGTATCCTGCATTTGACAGAGATAACCCTGTTGCAGACCCTGCACCTGCCATTTCTATTGCAGATAATGATATTCTTGGTCTTGTTACCACTACTGATGGTGCATCACCAACACCTAATGAAGACACTAAACTGTCTATCACTAAAGAGACTGCACAGTTCTTCCTGCTTGAGCAAGAGAACAACCTGGGTTATAACACTACATCCAATACTCTGAACAACATTGTTGTTACTGCACGTCTGGGTGATGAGGAAGAGCGTAAAATTGCTCTCAAACTGAACGCTGATAACTCTGTTGCACCTATTCTCTGCGAATTGAGAAGATACTCTATTCTTAGAGCATCTGGTCACACGTTTGAATATCTTGGTTTCGGTCCTGGTAACTACTCCACCGCATTCCCCTCCACTCAGGTTGAGGTTCTGTCTCCCCAACAAGTTAGACTGTCTCAGTCACTGAAAGAAGCGGCAGGTGTTGCATATTACTCTGGTGTTAACTCTGACGGTGAACTGTTCGTTGGTAACCAGGTGATTAACCCTGTTACGGGTCAGATCACGAACGAGGATATTGCACAGTTGAACGTCTTGGGTGAAGAAGGTACAACGATTGAAACCTTCTCCGAGATCGTTCTTACCGACAAACTGACTGTTATCGGTGGTGCATCTAACCAGTTGGAATCTGTCTTCTCTGGTCCTGTTACTTTCCAGAAGCGTATTACTGCATCTGAAAACATTCAGACAACCAAACTGACATATTCTAACGATGATGGTACTGTACTAAGGCAGACGTTCCTAGCAGAAGATGATGGAACAGGTCAACCAGATATTGACTCGTCACTTGCATTTAACGATGGTGATATTATCTATAACATTGATTGGCAAGCAGGTGATTCTCTGGGTTGGATCTATGAAACTGGTACTTGGTACAAGTTTGGTATGACTGACACTGGTCCGATCACTGCTCGTAGGTTTGGTGGTGTTACTAACTATGGTATTGGTATGGCACCCGATGCATCCAACAGGATGAAGATTTCGGGTAATACATATATTGATGGCAACCTGGATGTCAGTGGTAACTATGGTGCTGCTGATAAGTACAGACTCGCAACTGGTCTTGCCAATGGCAACAATGGTGTTGTCTATAATGGTAATGGATCAACTTCTTCCTTCGCTATTTCACCTGGACACACATCTTTCTCTGTGCTTGTGTTCTTGAATGGTGTTATCCAAATTCCTACAGTGGATTATCAGGTGTCTGGTAATTCGGTTGACTTTAGTATTAGCATTCCCCCTGCAACTGGTGACGTGATTCAAATCAGAGAACTCGTTATCTAAATACTAATAAGAACAGGGCTAGGTTCCTATGGCAACCAAGATTAACGGTAACCAGATTCAGGCGACCACCAGAGGTCTGGTGGAAGCGTGGTCTATTACTGAACAACTTAACCTTCCTCCGCTAAACCAGTCGCAGATTAACGCTCTGGGTACACCTGCGTTTGGTACACTTGTCTATAACACGACAGAAGACCAAGCACAGATCTACCTGCAAGATGCTAACGCTGGTAACCCTGGATGGGATGATGTTGGTGGCGGTGGTCCTTCTGTTGGTGAAAACTCTATCATCAGAACAAACGGAACAAACATTAGTGAGAACATCACTGTTGGACCTACATTCAATGGTGGTGTGGAATATACTAATGGTTTCACTGCTGGTCCTGTTCAAATTGATCAAGGTTACACTGTTACTGTTGAGAATGGTGCAACTTGGATGGTGATGGGTCAGGACGACCTGTCATATGCACAGTTCGTTGACATCACATCTGGTCACGGTACATTCACTGGAATCCTGCACTTCAGTGAGACCAAAGAAACCATTTATTACTACACAGCATCTGGTACAGTTAATCACGACTATAATAATGGTAATACCATTTGGGTTAACAAAACTAGTGGTGGTAACTTTACTTTGAATCTTAGTAATGTTCCTACCGATGGTCCTCACGGTTATGGTATTACTGTAGTTGTGAAGAATCAGGGAGCATCTGGTTTGCCAACTTCTATTAGTGTTAACGGTCAGTCCACGTCTATATACTGGAGTGGTGGTTCTGCTCCTGGTATGGATGGAACCTATGCTGTATGTTCATTCTCCTTGGCATACACTACCAATACTAACCTTCACTCATACACAGTGTTCGGTTCTGCTGTTAATTACTCCTGATTATGTCAACGCAACTCGGATATTCTGGTAATTTTAATCCACTATCATCATCGTTCGGATCTAAAGGTGGTGGATCTGGTGCAGCAGGCACACCTAGAATTACTGCTGATAATAATGGTGCTGTGTTTGAAACTCAACACCCTTCTAATAACAAACAACTAAAGTGCCATAGATTTACTTCGAGTGGAGACAATAGTCTTTACATTCGTGATGGTGCTGGTGGTATCATCTACGTTTGGATGTGGGGTGCTGCTGGCGGTAGAGGTGGTCAAGGTGGCGCTGACGGTGGCGCTGGTGGTATGTCATACAGTGAGATTGAGGTGCAAGAATCTTGGATCTCCGCAGGCGGCAGGATGAGAGCATATGTCGGCGGCGGTGGAGGCGGCGGTGGCGGTTGCTACGGTTGCTGGGGCGGCGGTGGCAATGGTTCCAACGGATCTGGGTATGGTTCTGGTGGTCGTGGTACACACGCATCCTGCCGTGGTTGTTCAGCAGGTGGTGGTGGAGGTGGCGCAGCAACGATGCTGTTTTCTCCTTTGGGCGTTAATATGAATAGTGGTAACATTCTCCAAGTCGCTGGAGGCGGCGGTGGAGGTGGTGGTCGCGAAGGTTGTGGTGGTGCTGGTAGAGGCGGTGCAGGCGGTCAGAATGGTGAGAACGGTCAGTGTGGTTCTGGCGGTGGTGGTGCTGGTTCTAATGGTGATACGAATGGTGACGAATGTGGTCGCCCTGGTAACGACGCTTCTGGTGGAGGCGGTGGCGGTGGCGGTTACAATGCTGGTAACTGCGGCGGAAACCCAGGTTG